CAACATTATCACTAGAATCGTAATATCTAGTTATAGTAGGATTATACCCTTCGTGACCAACAATTGTGTTATAGAACTTAGGAGACGGTGTATTTCTATCATATCCCTGAGTGTAATTAGTCATCTTTACCTCCTAGTAAGTTCTAATTCAACTATCCGTTTTCTTAACATCTGACATAACGTATCTCTATTAGATAATTGACTAGCTATATTCAATGCATATTTTAATATTTTTTGATCTGTAGATTTTTTAATAACATCACGCGCATTACGCACAGAAAGATTTGCTAGGTCTTCTGGGGATGGTTTAGTTGTAACAAATGGTACTGTTTGAGATACATCAGTAAATTTTTTACTACCTTTCTTTACTACTTTCTTATCTACTGCCTCGTCTGGCACAGCCTTCTTTGATACAGCCTTACTAGCAGATTCTTTATACCTTATTTCCCAAATATCTGAGTCACGTAGCTTTACTTGTCTAAGCCAATCAACAAATTGTTTTCCTTTTTCAATACCGTGTTTAACACCATATTGTGCATAAAGATCATCCAGAGTAACTTTTTCTCCTGGACTTATAGACCTTTTTAGTGCGTGTCTCCATGTAACTGAAGCATTTCTTATATAACCTTCCATAACCTTCTCCTCCTCTTAGGTTTAATTATCATTATCCTTGTCCACTAATACATCATACCTATTATTACTATCTATTCTATCTATTACATGATGTAATATGTTAGATAGCCTATGTAGAGCTATAACTAACATAAAAAATACAAACACAGACGATAGCGCATACACCCCGACTATTAGGTATAGCATTGTCATATAAAACAAACTTACCCACACTGAAGTACAGTAAGGGCAGTCTAGTAAATCATGTAAAAATTTTATACCCTTATTATTGGATCTACTAAACAAAAAAGATCTTATCGGTTTAATTATTTCAGACTTACTTAAAATATTTGTAACCGCTTCAATGTTTAGTATCAATAAAATAAATAATAAAATATACATATATCAATTTCCATTTAGTATAAGTGCCCCACATATTATATGGGGGCACTAAATTACAATATTATACTATTATAGTGATCTATCTATTACACCGATAGATACCATTCTTGGGTCAAGACATGCGAAACCAATTTCTTCCCAACCAAAGAACCCAGCTTTCTGGGAACGAAGCAGTGTAGGATCATCATACGCTTCGTAGTCTTTTCTAATAGGCATTACAAGAGAATCATTAGCAGTAAGGTCAAAACCAACTACCTGTGTTTCACCAAGTGTAGCAATAGTACCATCAGCATTTGTCACATTAGGATTATCTAATTGATATGCTTGATACATTTCACTACCATCAGCTGTAAATTTACCATAAGCTGATGCATTACCATTAATGTTGTAAAGACCAGTTGCACCGAGATGCTGAATTTCATTCAACATGACATTCCATATTTTTCCCATACCTGCTGCCTGAAAAATTTCTCTTCTAGTTACAGGATCGATGTCTGTATCAGTCCATTCTCTGATATCAGCAGCATCTTCAGGTGATACATATAGATCGGTGAGTGTTCTTCCTACTCTCTTAAAACCAACAATCATTCTATTAATTAATTCTTTTGACAGATATCCAGCACCAGTAGATGCAGGATTGATCTCGTAAATAGGCGCGGGACGTGATCCTAACAGTCCTTTACCAGAAAAAGCGGAAGTAGCGGCAGGTAAAATTACACGCCATCCACATTCCTCTTCATAACCAGCGATCGCTTTAGCGGCTTTTTCAGCGGCACGTTGAGGTATATCAATTCTTGAATCTCTAGCATAAGTAAGTTTCCAATCACCTGCAGCGTCAACTGTAAATGTAGGAACATATACCTCTTCTCCGATACCTTCAATGAAGTTCTGAGCGACATAACCGAGACCTGGCAGGATCCACACTGGGATTTCAAAATCTTCCGCTACTGGGTAAACTGCCTGGGCACCAGGGCCGAGTCTTTCAACAGCAAATAGCTGTCTCATAATGGATTCACGCTCAACCGCTTGAAGGATAGGTGTAGTGAGAGCTGCGGCGAACGCCTTATATGCAGCCATACCTTCCGGAGTATTAATCGAAGCCGTTGCCCTAAAAAGTTTTTGCATTTCCTTTCTATCCATAATAACAATATCCTCCTTCAAGAGTTTTGGATACGCTTAATTAATGACAAACGTATTGATCCATAATTCAACTTATTTTTATAAATACTTATATTAAGAGTTTTATTCTAATAGGATACAAGGTAGTGTTATTAATATTAGCTTCTACCTGTGCTGCACTAGCGCCTTTAACAACTCTAGCAACAGAAGCTGATACGCCTGTAGGCACATTAGCATTACTATTATTTACCTTACATTCAGCACTTGTTTTATCAACATAGAGAATGTCACCAGGTTTCATAACATCTGTTCCAGAAGTTTCTACGGCATAATGAACTGTATCCCAAATACCTAAATGAGCTACGCCAACAGCAGCGGCTTTTGTACCACTGATTTGACCATTAGCATTATACTTAGGTTGCGCAATAACGTCTGACGAACCTAGATCACCAGGCATATAAAACCCAGATGGGTGTACTTGGTGATAACCAGATTTTACCTTCTGCATTAAAAATCCAAATGGTAAATTCTCTGGAGATGTATAAGTAGATGTAGCATCATAAAGACCAATTATTGCTTCCTGATTTGCAGCAGCATTAACAAGGTAACATACAGAACCAGCATAAGCCAACACAGCACCTACCCCAGTACTAGTACTTGTTTCACCAAACTGACAAAATTGATTCTCAACCACAGGATGTCTGGGAATAAACATAATTACCATTCCTCCTTATCTTATAATTTAATTAAAATATTTTTCTATCTTGTTGCTTTTGACTTAATACTATCTGCCATTGCGGCACCAAGTTCACGGTATTTAGATACCATGTCTTTGTTAGGCTCGGCTTCCATATTAAGTGCAGCTGCTATAGCCCTCTTAGGGTCAATAGGATCGAATACATCGTCAGAATCTATAGAAGCAACTACCTCATCTTTAAATGAAGCAAATGCCTCGTCATCCATTTTCTGAATTTTGGCAATTTCTGCCTCATCAACAATGTCAGCTCCGACTAATTTCAGTTCTTCGAGTCTTGCAGCTATTAATACTTTTTGTTTTGCTTTTTCTTCTTCTGCGTCTTTTTTAGCCTGAGCAGCTTGAGCAGCCGCTAAAGCGTCTGGACTATTATCAGTCTTACTTTCTAGTTCCTTAACAATAAAATCCCTAACTGACACTAATTCATCCTTATAAGAAGCAAAATCTTCTTCACTCATATCTCTAACTTTTTCACACTGAGCTTCTTTATTAGTAGAAGCTATTCCTGCAGTTGTGAGAATTTCCATTCTATCTTTTGATAGCTGATCTTTACGCATATCATCCAGACTTTTCTCAGCAGTAGCAGCCCTTTCGGTTAGTTGTTCTTTTTCCTCATCTAACTTCGCTTTTTCATCTTCAAGAGCCTTTTTATCATTCGACAATTCACTCAATTGAGATTCAAGTGAATCAATTGTTTCCTGTAAACTTGAAACTTCAGCCTTATGTGTTTCATCTTTTGCCTCTAAAGATGCATTAAGCTGTGTAATAGTTTCAGCAGCATTAGTCAAAGCTGTTTCAGTTTCTTTTCTCATATCAGCTTCTTCTTTTTGCTTGAAGATTTTATCAACGATAGTCTCAATGTTCTGTACCAGTTGATCATTCATAGAAATTAAACCTCCTTATAAAGTTTTCGTAAATTTGTAATAAGCTACCAACCCCACGTTTATTTAATATCTCAAATTTACTTATAATCCTTTTCCTTATAACCTTAAAACTTAATTACATAGAATTCGAATCACGTCTCTTCCAAATCTGGTTTGACGAATTAGAATCAAATACAGCACTATCACCTAAAAACACCATTACATCAAAGTCTACATTAATAGCAGCTACAGATGATGTAACTTTTAAAGTGGCTGTATTCAAAGTAGTGTCTTTGTCTATATAATATCTTCCAACATCATCATCACTATTTGGCAGTACACTAAATCTACCTTCTGAAAGTTTAAAAGAACTAAACTCTACACCGCTAGCTACTAATATTTCATTAGTACCTGATGCCAATGTTACTGTAGTAGCCCATAGAAAAGGCACCCTACGTCCATTACCTAAGTTCTTATATAAACACGCATCTTTATCATCCGCATTTACTCTTACAACTTTAGGTATACTCCTACCTGATAATTTTGCTTGTGGCATGAGCGATTACCTCCTTATATTTTTTTAATTACTTTTTTTAATTCTTTTAATAACCCGCCTCGTTTATCTGTTTTATTCATTTCTAACAACTTCGATTCGGCGTACGATGCTGCCTGTTGTGCTATTTGATTACGTAAACAATTTGGATCAGTTGTATCACGTCCAAAAGAAGTACAACCAGACTCATATAACGTACACCAATTTTCATGTAAAATCTCAGTGTCAGGGCCAACAGGTTCGTTGGCATATAAATATTTTTTATAACTTACACATATACCAATACTTGTCTGTGATCTAATATCTTCAGCACTAATATCAGCTTTGGTTTTTTTAGTTTTTTTAATCGGTATATCAATATCTCCTACACCGTCTATTTTATCCAAATCAACCAAAATAGCTTCTTTATTTTTATTTTTTGATTCTGCGGCAGTAGTAAATATTAAAGACCTAGGATTAGCGGGTTTTTCTACTAAACCACATCCAGAAAACATAAGGTCTCTTAGTACTCTTGCTATTTCACCAGAAGCTACTTGTACACCACCTTTGATTATATCTGCAATTCTACCAATATTATCAAACGATGCAAGTCCCATAACTTCAGCTTCCTGTCTACTCATAATTAAGTTACCTACTTTAATATCATAGTCCTGAAAATACGTCTCCATTGATAGTTTCCATTTATCATCTGTAACCTCTTCAGCCATCTCTGGAAAACGACTTTTATATATAATACCACCTATTATTATATCTAAATCCATCATATCAAGTGCTTTTTCATCCATAGTTGATAAAGTTTCTAATTCTAGTTTATTTCCAGATTGATCTACGAACGCACTAGAATATATATGTCCCACTATAACATCTTCTTCGTGTTCTATGTCAAGTGGTTTATTTATTATACTATTAAATGATTTAACTAATTCAGATGGCATAAAATAAGCATGATTTAAATTTTCACCAGAAGAAACAAAGCAACCAGTAAAAAATAACATATCAGGCGTTTTATTTTTCGGAAACTCTACAATAGAAGCTACTTCTCTCATAAGATCTTCAGTACTATCTATTATATTAATTTCAGCCTCTAGTAGTATAGGTTTGTTTTTAGACACAAGTAACCCCTCCTATAAAAAATGTATACATATATTCCTACTAATAAGAAAGTTAGATAATTACAAGTTATTTAAAATTCAATTATATTAGGATAAGCTTGATAAAAAACCTTCAGTAAATGACTCAAATTGCTCATCTGTCATAATTTTTGCAGCTTCTCTCAATATACTTGCTGCCTGGTTATTTGGTTGATTACTCGGTGATTGGTTTGGTACTTTAGTAGTTTTTGAAACTTTTGTTTCTTTTGATTTAGGTTTAGCTACTTTACCTTTTGGTCTACCAGCTGATGGTGTTCCAACAGGAGCTTTTTGTGTAGGCTGTATGCCATCGGAACTTTTTTGAAATGGGCTACCTACTATACCTAGTGTACCATCCAGAACACTAGGTAGTTCTAATTCCATATTTGAAAATTCATTATCAAATTCAAACCCAAGTTGTTCTGTTGCAGTACGGTAAGATATCATTCTTCTATCTACCAATTGAGAAATAGTACTCATATAAAGTATAATATCTTTAAGTACAGTATTGTCCCACCTAACTTTAGGGAATCTATCAAATCCTTGTGATTCAGCTATCTCTCTATATTCATTATATATCCAGCGTTCTACTTGAGAGCGTGCATACCATACTTCCTCACTAATAGTTCTAGCTAACAGTGCGGCTTCAGCTTGATCAATATCACCTGTACCATCTATAAGAGCCCTAGACATAGCTATTGCACCAGTAATATCTTGATTTACTTGTAAATATTTGTCCTGTCCAAGAACTGCTTCTATCTCAGGAGACACTATTTTTTCAATATTCAAAGTGTGATTCCAAACCACATCAAATGATTTAGACGTTGTATCAAATAAATTTGCAACAGCGGTTAGTTGTGATTGTTCTGTCACAGGAAACTCATCGTTACCAACGGTTATTTTTAATATATAATTTGTTATACCATCTAGTGTACTAAGATCAGCTTGTCTTAAAGCATTTTTATATTCTATAGCCTCAAACGCTTTAACACCTCTAGGCCTTGGATATCTTTCATAAGGCATTTTACGGTAATCAACTGAACCAACATACTCACTAGGTAAATCTATACCACCACCTTCTTCTACACTTTTCTTGAAGTCACTTGGTAGTAACTTAATTATTTCTTTTTCTTCTGTAGTAAGTTCAGAACTAGGTTTAGATAATAGTTTTTTCAATTCATCTGACGGCTGTAATGTAACCTTAGTATCATTAAATAATAAACTCCCATTAATTTCTAAACTAAGTGGATTTAATATTGTATACCTAATAGGCATATAACCAGATGACCACTTTTTTTTCTTTTGAGCAAGCTCTTTATTCTTAGACAACAATTGTGATCTTCGTTTATTAATTCTTTCAGCTCTAGCTGATATTTCTTTTAATATACTTCGTTCTACTTTAGTGCCCGGTATATTAGATAAATAAGTTATACCTGGCTCATATTTACCTACTGATTTATACGTTCTAACCATTCCTACTCTAAACAAATCAAAAAATATCCAATTAATTATTTCTTTAAAGTTAACATCCAAATTCCACACATCAAAGAATAACTTTATATCAGAATCGTCAGAATCATTTTCAAATCCCTTTGATGATAAATTTGTTAGAACATCAATAGTTGAGCCATAAATATCCTGCTCAACATAATATTTCATTGATCTCTTAAATAGTTCTTGTGGCGTATCCTCGTAAGGAGCTCTATAATTCTGAGATAAATCTAAACCAGACCTATCTAGAGTTTGTCTTCTCACAGTAGCGGCACGCTCTACTGTTCTCATTTTAATAGCATCTTTAGACTCTAACCCAGCTAATACTTTTTTAGTTGGATGTACGTACAAAGACGCCTTACTACCATCCCATTCTATCTTATGCAAACCGATGTCTGGATAATTTTTCTTTAGGTCAGCAGTTACTTTTGATATATCTTTAGAATCCATAAACTATATCTCCTATTAATACATATACATATGTATATTATATATTTAATCACTAAATTAGGTTTTATCCATAGCACTTCTTTCTATAACATCATTATTGTTACTTTTATGCCACACATCAGCCACCTGAAATGCTCCTTTTAATCCCATAATAATACCTAATATAGAAACAAACTGTATATTTGTTATTAACCCAATACCTAATAATACAGTAATCAAAATCATAACCCATATTTTAACAGAAATAAATTGAGCAAAAAGTTTCTGAAACCATTTATCCCAAAAAATATTTTTTACTATAAAGTAGTTTTTGGTTTGTTTTGCGATTAGTAATGAATCACGTCTTTGCTTAAACTTACTATCGATAGACATCTGTAAATTATCTATATCTGTTTGTACTTCATTTAATACTTCACCAACAGTTACTTTATCAACATTATCTATTTCTTTTTCATTCATAGCTAACAATACCTCCAAAAAAAATAACACCCCCACTAATAACTAGGAGGTTAGTTAAATTATTATAGTTTTCGTTGTAACACAGCGTCTTTCATATAGTCTTTACCAACACCAGTAATTTTGTTTGAAGTGAACGTATTAGTTCCACTATGATGCCTAATAAGACCTTCAGTTAATTTTGGATCAACCCGTTCCATAGTATTAGTCATTTCTTTCACACCATAAGATGCCAATATCATAGCTGAATATAAATCCTTATTTTGACCTTTTTTAGGTGTATCAAAGTGTCTTACGCCTCTAGCTGTTTCTGTAACTATTATACTTAGCATCTGAGACTTTAACATCTTTACCTCATCATACATACGTTCTTCTATTTCTGATGATGTTCTAGGTATATTAGGGAATCTTAATCTATTGTTTTCAAGTAATGATAGTGTATCAAAGTTGGCATCTGATATCCAAGTAGGAGAAAAATTAATCATACGTAATATACGTCGTCCATGTAAATATTTAGTATCATCATCGTCCATATCTAATATTGGTGTATTATCACCGTATCCCTCTGCTAGTAAATCTTTTATTGCGTTTCCACCACCTTGAGCATCCATAAATATTCTTACTATATTAAAACTACTTATCAATCTCTGCACTGATTTAGTCATTTCTTGCGTTGATTGTTTTTTAATACCGCGCACATACACTATCTTATTTGGTGATCCAAGCTCTACCACAATTAATCCAAATAAAGCTGATCCACCTTGATTTGGATCTATTCCAAGTATATATTCCTTACCAGATTCACCTCTTAATTTTATAGTAAAATCACTATCTCTAGTACACGATTCTAGTAAC